CAGTTGTAGCGGTCAAGAACGTAGCATTGGCATAAGTTTCAAATGCACCTACGTTGGCATTTAGGGTAGCAATAGCAGAATTGGCTGCAGTAACGTTGGCATTAACGGTATTGATTTCTGTTTGTAATGTGGCCGCATTGCTAGAAATAGCTGAGAATATACTTACACCATTGGCATAGTTATATGTGTTGGTATAAACTGCGCCAGCAAATAAATTGCCTTGAATACCTGCACCACCATAACTTTGTAATGCACCTGTTGTGGTGCTGGTTGCCGCTGTGGTACTATTGGCGACCAATAATCCAGTGATAACTTCATCGTAATTGTTGGATATGATATTGCCTTGTACGGTCAAATTACCACCAATGGTAATGTTACCACCCAAAGTACCGCTGTACAATGGCAAATATGCTGCCACATTGGCATTACCGTATCCAGTGCTGGCAGTTAAGAATGTGGCATTGGCGTAAGTTTCAAACACATTTAAATTGTTTTGTACGGTAACAACAGCCGCATTGGCTGCAGTAATGTTGGCACGTAGGCCAGAAATTTCTGTTTCTTGTGTTGCGGCATTGGCAAACAAGGTAGTGATATTATTTGTGGCTGTGCCTAAATTGGCATTGGCATAGATTTCAAATGCGCCCACATTGGCTGACAATGTTTGTACAGATGTCTGTGTGGCAAAGGTAGCATTGGCATAAGTCTCAAACGAATTCAAATTGGTTTGTGTAGCAAAGGTGGCATTGGCATAGGTTTCATATGCACCCACGTTGGCATTTAAAGTAGCCAGGCCTGCAGTGACCGTATTGATTTGTGTTTGTTGTATTGCGGCATTGGCATTTAGATTACTGATCGTTGGATCAGTGTTGGCAGCCAAATAAGCCTGTACGTTGGCATTTGAATAAGTACCTCCAATACCTGTGAGAATACTTACACCATTGGCATATAGATAATTGTTTGAATACATGGCAGCAGCAACAACATCTGCACCTGTAATAATATTGCTGTTTAATACACCGCTGGACAAGTAAGCAGCCACGTTTGTATTGCCATAGTTGCTGGATCCGCCTGTGGCAAAGGTAGCATTGGCATAGGTTTCAAAACTGGTCAAATTGGTTTGTACGGTAACAATGGCCGCATTGGCCGCTGTTACGTTGGCACGTAGGCCAGAAATTTCTGTTTCTTGTGTGGCAGCATTGGCAGTTAACGAATTAATGCTGGTAGCTTGTGCACCAGCATTGGCATACAAGGCAATAATGTCGCTGCTGTTGGCCAGGCTACCTGAATAGGTAGGCAAGTAAGCCGCTACGTTGGCATTGCCATAACTTGATCCGCCGCCTGTTGAGAATGTGGCATTGGCATAGATTTCAAATGCACCTAGATTAGCACTTAGAGTTTGAATGTTGGTGTTAACGCTGTTTAAGATTGGAACGCCATTGGCATACAAATAATTGTTGGAAAGCACTGATCCAGCAATGACATCTGCACCTGTAATAATATTGCTGTTTAATACACCACTGGACAAGTATGCGGCTACATTGACGTTGCCATAACTTGATCCACCACCTGTTGAAAATGTGGCATTGGCATAGGTTTCAAAACTGGTCAAATTGGTTTGCACCAAATTGATTTGTGTGTTCTGTGTGGCTGCGTTGGCATACAAAGCAATGATATCGCTGCTGTTGGCCAATGATCCTGTATAGGTAGGTAAGTATGCGGCAACCTGTGTGTTGCCATATGAGCCACCACCGCCTCCGCTGTTGCCAACAAAATAGGCATATACCGTGGAGTTGTTTGTGGCTGGATCCAGTGCAAAATTTACGTTGCCGTTGTTATCTAAAACGGTCAATAATTGTTGTGCTGAATTTAATACCTGTACGGAGCCTGATCCAATGTATAAACCAGGAGTGCTACCTACAGAAACATTTGAAGACATATCTTAATCCTTGTTATCTTGCTGTGTAACGTCTATCTTTACGTGGCTGAAATATTGATGTTAGGCGATTATGACCACCTGACCATTTGCCTTTGTTGTTTTGATCTTCAACGGTATCCCAAGCAAGATTAAATTTGGCTAACCAACCATTGGCATCATCTGGCATTTTGCGTTTTAGATAGTAGTTGTGTAGAGTGCCATAAACATAGCCCTCTGGAAAACTTTGTAATACCACATTGGTATTGACCGTATTGCCTGTTGAATCTGTACTAAACAAAAATGGCCATGTGGTAAAATAATACATGTTGATTACTGCACCTGCTGTAAGGCCAGGTAAGAATTCATATACCTGACCTACCTCACTAAATTTGCCACGATATACCTGCGGAATATTTAGAGGTTTTAAATATAGGTTTTCAATCATTTGATCGCCAATCATGTCGCGATCACCAATACGATCATACACAATCCAGGGTCCACCTGTTTGTGAAGCTGATTGTGTTGTGCTGGTCAAACCTTGATTAAAAAACAAGATAGGTCTATTCATGTCCGCAGGAATTGGAACAAAACCATTTGAATCTGCTATGCCAAATGTACTATAAGGATTAGTACGCAAGGCTGGTAACTCAATGTTACGCATCATCATTTCAGTTAGATAGATACATTGTTGAATTTCTGCGTCATTACTTGAACCAGTAAATGCTTCAACATAGGCCACCAAGTCTGTGCCTGTACCTATGGGAAAATTGTTGCTCATACTTTATGGCCTTTAAAAAATTTTTCTGAACCCATTGGGTTAGGATATGGAACTTCAACAGGAATAGGCAAACGGCCTCCTGGATAGCACACAAAGGCATTGTACTCTGTTTCTACTACCTTGTAAAACTGCGCCTTTAAGGTACGATCACGCTTGATAGCAGCCCAAGGCATGCCACCAAAATACTTGTTTGAAATTTCAAATGCAATGACTTCTGGTAACTCCATCCATTTGTAACCCAACTTGCCATCTGGCATGATGGGAGCCAGCGGATCCATAAATCCATTTTCTGCCATCTTACGATATTCTTGACAATGTTCTAAAATAGCAGGAATATTCAACTGCTCACGAGTCATGTAGGTCTTGCCATGATCGCGACCTGTGGTAACTTTGATATTTTTGCTTAGATTATAATCTGTACGTGTCCAGTCACCTTTGAGTTCACGATACAACTTGTCATTTTGCAACAGGCGATCAGCAATGCCATTGTCTGTGGTTACCAAACCACCCTTGTCCCAACGATGAGCATCTTGATTAAATTCTGGATCATCGCCTTCTAATTGGCTTTTGTCATGGTAATTGTCAAATTCGTTCATATATCTATTTATGGTCAAAGGAAAAGGGCCATAAAGGCCCTTTCCATACTTGTAATTAAGTGTTGCTTAATTAGAAGCTGTTTGCATCCCATGCATTGAGACGACCTACATAAGTTGTAGAACGTAATGAACCAGAAGCACCAGTTGATGGATTAACACCAACGTATGTTCCTAATGGGCTGATGTCGTGTAATGCAGCGACGCCAGCTGGGTTGCGAACGATCAATGTACCTTCAAGAATGAACTGGTCTAATGAAGCGTCAGCGTTACTGAATACTTCATTGTTAGGACCTAGGTCACGCAATGAACCCCATTGTAGCACTTCTTCATTCAAGAAGTAGATGCTGTTACCAACACCAACTTGATCCATGATCCAAGAATCAAAAATCTCGTAAGTGTAGTTAAAGTCACCTTCGTATGTAGCGATTGTGTCACCACGCTCACTATTCACACGGTTGATGCTACGACTTGTAGGCATTGTATCACTCAAGTGTGTGCGTAGGCTTGTTGGGCAAACGATTGTGCGAATCTTCGCATTGAAACGTTGCTCAGCTGTTGTAACCAATTGCTTGTACAAGGAAGGTGCAAATTGTTGCAAGCTACTTGTATAAGAATAGAAGTTACTACCTAGGCCTTCACCATTGTTTGTACCTGCTGTACCACCAATAACCAACACGTTGGCTGTACCAACGGTAGTTGTATCACTTGATTCACTATTGTAAACGGTGTAGAAAGGTGTAGATGTACTTGGGTTGAAACTATGTGTACCAGCAAATGAGTTCAAACTACCCATACGACGACCAGTTTGTGGACCATATGTTGTTACAGAACCACTAACAGGAACAACAGGAGGTGTAGAACTAACAGCAGCATAAGCACTACTTGTTTCATACTGAACGTTACCACCTTGGTTACCAGTTACAGCATTAACAAATGTAAAACCAGCAACACCAGCGTTACCAGTCAATGTACCTGTTGTAATACCAGTTACGGAACCAACTACGTTACCAGCAAAACCAACAGCACTACCTGCTTGGCCACTATACTTTGTACCAATTTGGTCGTTACGAACGATTTGTGCTTCAACGTCAAACATCAATTCAATCAATTGCTTGACTTCTTGGTATGCTTGTGGATCTCCACCAGATTGTTCAACTGCACGTGCTGTACCTGTAGCACCAACTACGGTACTGAAAATTTGGGTATAGTTACCCAAGTTGGCACGGCTTTGGCCTTCAACGTTAGCAGAGCTAACAGCTTGACCTTCTTGGTTAGCTTGGATCTGTGGTAAACGATATACGTCGTTTGTCCATAGAGGTAAAGTGCTAACAACTTTACGCTTTTTTGCCATACACATGTTTAGAACAGGTGTATCATCTTTAACACGATTACTTACATCTAAGTCTAAGTCTTTAACAACGATATCAGTTTGATAGCCTGTTGTACCATTGCCAATGACTGCGGTTGAGTTATAACCTTGAGCTGCCATAATATTTCTCCTTTAATTTGGCTTATCTTTTATCTACGATTGGCTCTTATGGCTGCCATATGAGCTAATAGTAAATTGTCTGCGGCTTTTTTATCGCCGCTCTTGGCTTTTTCGCGTAGAGAAGAAACTTGATCCTGCTGACGGCCTGGGTTAATGGAACCTGCGGTTTTGCGTGTGGTCAAGGCAGCAATACTGCTACCAGCCGCGCGAGCCTTGGGACGATCACGATATTTTAGACCATCTCGTATCAAGGACAAGATATGCTCATCACTTGTTACAAGGTCTATGTTATCAACACCTGGAACCAATTGGTTCTTGGCTGATGCCCAACCTTTTGCAACTTTTTCGCGAACCTCTTCATAGATAGCCGCATTACGTAATTCCTTGTCTTGGAATCCCTTGCGGTTGCTATCAAGAATCTCACGAACTTGATTACTACGCAACTGGTAAAACTGCTCCAAATTTGGCTTTAGACGATTGATTGTTTGACCTATTTGTTGTAGGTAACGTTCATTCTGTTGCATATTGGCCTGTATCTGAGCCTGTTGTACAGGATCAGCGGTTTGTGCCAACTGCTGTCTAAAGGTATTTTGGTATTGTTGTACCTTTATAACCTCATCGTATGCCCGCTGTAATTGAG